CCACTTCAGAAAATCAGGTGTGCTTTCGTGAGCATCCTTAGCTTTCAGCAGCAGCTCCCCTAAATGGAAAGTAGCCTTGCCAGCATCAGCGATGGTTGCCTTAATCTCTCCCTCTAAGCAATCTAGCTCAGACATTAGAGCAGCCTCCTCCTCAACTACAGCAGCCTCATTCAAGCTGACGCGCAGCTGGTCAAGAGATGTAATAAAACCTTCACGGGTTTTGGTATTCAATGAGCTAACATCTACACCTAGCGCATCAACCTCAGCCAAAGCAGCCTTAACAGTCATCTTGTCAAAGCCTTTGATGATAGCTAGCAGGGATTCATTAATGTTTTGCATCTTGTTTGCCTCAAGTTAACGGCTATCGAATGATAGTCACAAAGGCAACTCAGCAAGCTGCCTTTAGTCTTTCACTCATCCTGTAAGTCTGCTGCTGTCAGAAACAGCCCAGCGCTAGCAGCCTTATTAAGCTCGCGCTCCATTTGCCTAGAGCGCTCATTGAACTGCCTCACTTCCTCATCAGTTGCAAGATAGTAATTGCGCCCTCTCAGATCTGTTACACGCTTTAATTCAACGTTTGACATAGTTTCTCATCTCCAGTTTAGCTTTATGAATGGCTTGCATAGCCTCCCCGCGCATCTTCTTATCACCTAAGAAGTTAGCTATAGCAAGCTTACTCTCTGCTGCTGCAATCTGGCTTAAGTAATTAATGTGCATGTTCAATCCTTAAATCGGCAGGTAGTCCTGTTGTATAGCGCATGTTAGATGACTGGAGCCTGGCAGCAAGAGCGGCGCTGTATCGGTTGTATGCATTCCACCAGATTTCATGGCTAAGCTCAGAGTTAACTGGTGCTATAACATTGGCCCTATCCATCCTACGGACACAATCTTCAATAATCTCATCTGAATTCATATTAAACTCCTAACTTGCAGATGTCCCAAAAGCTCTTTGTGATGGTAACAAAGCGCCCTTTGCTGTCTCTCACTGTCCACACATTATAGCGCTTAGTAATGATAAAGCGCTTATGTGCTGTTACAAAGTAATAACGCAACATTAAGAGGATGAATAACCAGCCACCAATAAGAATATAACTCATAGTAACCTCTAATTAAGTGTTAAGTATCCTACAGTAGACCAAAAGACTACCAGAAGTAGCAGCAGTATTAACCACACCTTACCGCGATAGCTCATACAAAGAACTCCCAATAAACAACAGCTATGATTTGAGGGATTACATATAGTGCTAGCGCAAGCCCTCCAGACTTAACAAAGCGATTCCACATATTAGCCTCAGTTAGTTAGTAACAATCATTGCAGCCACTATTAGCTAATGGCTGCTAGTTTGCTACTTCACGATAAACCCATAACCCTTACCATCCGGCAAGCTGCCTTTAGCTACCAGTTTGAAGCCATCATGATTGTCTCCATACCGAAGGTGCATTGCCTTGTTAGTACCATCTAACCACTCATTAAAAGCTGCCTCGTGAGCGCAGTTAGCAGCATAGTCATAGCTAAAGGTTTTATTACCTAACCAGCTTGATACCTTGATACGTGCTCCACGGGTGTTAGTAGCTGGCAGGTATTTAGTAGTTACTGTTTGCATCTTTGTATCTCCAGTTGTTATATCAGTTGAAAGTAAGCTTGATAGACTGCCAGCAAGCTGCTGGCTAGCCTTGTTATGGATACTTAACTTTAAGTATCTCAGATACTTTTAATCTAGTGCCATTAGTAAGCTCTACACATTCATAGCCCATGGCTGATGTGTAATGCTGAGTAATCTTACCCCAAACACGATAACCATAATTATCTTTGTATTGTACTAATGTACCCTCAATTACTTCTCTATTCATGATAGCTACCTATTGGTTGTGGTTAGTCTATCAAGCTCACCTTAATAAGCTGCTCAGCACCTTTCTGGTGTGTCTCGCACTAGCTGAGCTTCTTAGGTTAATTAGCACCGCTTGAGCTGATTAGCGTTCTGTAAGCTTACTGCTCATCAAGCTACTTTGCATCGCTGCTTCGTCTTGATGTAAGTAACTATACCTACAGTGAGCTACCTAGTCAACACTATTTTAGTGATGTAGCTCACATTAGCTTAATCTAGTGCGCTAGACTGACTCTAGCTACCTAGTCAGTTGACCATAGCTACAAGCAGCTACCTAGTAGCCATACGTAGGCTCAGCAGGCTCTTGCAAGTAGCTGATGATAGCTGTTGGCAAGGCGTACTCTATTCTTATTGTAGTGTCTTATTCTTCTTATATTGTGCATCGAATGATGCACTAAGAGAGCTTGAGTAAGCTTACATCAATCCACCTAGTAACTACCTAGTCAGCCATAGCTAGCTACCTAGTGAACTAACAGTAGCTACCTAGTCAGTGATAGTAAGCTACCTAGTAAGCCATCAGTAGTACCAGCAAGCTTTGAGCCTTGTAAGCTACCTATGAGCTACCCAATAAGCTGCTAGTGAGTTACTGCAAGCTGTGGTTGGTTAACCCATAAGACTAAAGACAGATACACCCAGCAGCACACAACGTACTAGCTGACTAGTACAAGCCACCTAGCAGCTTGCCAATCAGCCACTGTCAGCGTACTAGTTCATGAGTACAGCAAGCCAAAGCCCTCAGCAGCTCACAGAGCGACTCAGGCCACAGGCAAGCCAACCGTAGCCCCAGCGGAGCTGAAGCCCACAGCGGCTCACTGGCTGCTCACAATCAGCTATCCGTAAGCCACCTAGCCAGCCCACAGCAGCTGCCTGACCAGCCACTAGTAGACCAGTCGGTCTAGCGTAAGTCATTGATATGTATAGCGCACTCTGGAGCATTCTGTGAGCCACAGCCAGCCTGAGCCAGCTAATATTCACGTAGAGCGCTCTCATGTACTCGTGAGCTGATACAACATCAATGACTTACGCTAGTCACAGCCAGCTGCTGCCAGCTACCTAGCCAGCCTGAGCCAGCCTACCCACCCCCCCTCTAACTGCCTGCGGCCTAAGAGGTGCCAGTCAGCCACCCCGATGGGGGAAAGCTGAAGCTGGCGGCGGCGGGAACTGCTGTAGCTGCCCAACCTAATTTTAGTTTCAAGGCCAGCTTACAGTAACCACTAATGGCTACCTAGCTAGCTTACTTAACCTTCTACATACCCTCTCTTATACTTACGATGTAGATATGAAAGACTGTGTGCATTAATTCTCATAGCTTACTCCAGTTAACAGCAGCTTACTCTAACTACCTAGCAAGCTGCCAATTGGTTACGATTTAACACCAGAAGGCTTCTTAAGCTTCCTAGCATCTCTTTGTACATCTTTAGCAATAGCATAAGCTTGTTCAGCTGGCCTACCACTTGCGATAAGCTCAGCTGTGTTCTGCTGAACTGCTTTCTTACTTAATGATTTGATAAGTGGCATAATTACCTTTAGAGGAATATCTCCCACATAACTTGTGAAACATCTGCCGCATTAGAACTCTTTATAGTGAAAGAGTTTAAGTCTGGATTACTTGCATCTTGTGTAACTGACGTAACAGAAATATGGCCAGCAGTACTTGGGTATGTAAGCCTTGTAAGTTTAATCTCAGATACCCACTTGAATGTGTTAGCATTAGAACTAAACTGCCCCCGAACCCTAGCATTTACAGTTGCAGTACCAGCTACTAAAGTAGCTACGCCACGAACATTGACATCATCTAGTATATTCCTACTCATTCTAGGTGGTGTTGGCTGTGTTGAGTATCCAGACAAAAGTGCCCAAGCCAATCCATGACCTGTCATGTCGCAACCTTCAATAGTCACTAATGTTGGGTCAATTCCCATTATCCCATGGAAATATATAGCCCTCCCCTTGCCATCATACTTCAGACCTACATCTCTAATAACAAGAGGAAGCTGCTGAGTCCCTGAAACATCTTTAGTTATAAAGATTTCAGCCTTAGATATATTAGTGTATCTGCCACCCTCTACAATTCCACCATTAGTCCTTACACCATCTGCACAGAAGTGTGCTTCACAGTCATATATATAACCTCCGCCATAAGATGTATTGAAGCCTGCTCGTGGTGCATTGTATGCTACACATTCCCTATAAATAGGGAAAGCTACACCGGTATTAGATGCAAACCCATCTAGCTTAGGTCTATATGCCTTACATCCTATATATTCAACACCATTTGTTCTGGCTTGGAACCCGTCATCACCCGCATCATATGAAATGCAGTTGATAAACTGGATACGCTTACCAATATCATGTGTATCAAACCCGGATTGAACAGTGTTATAAGCAATGCAGTCCTTCGCCTTAAATGTGATAGGCTCACCCCACTTAGGGCCATCTGTTGTAGTCTGCCAGTTAAGACTAATAGCGTGTCGTACATCCCACGCCTTAATCCTATTAACCTGTATATCCTCTGAAGCCCCAAGTACCTCTACCCCGTACCAACCAATAGAGTAGAAATGAGTTCCATCAACAAAAGAGTTACGGCAGTTATTAAACTTGATAGCTGATCTACCTGTTATATCACCTGTGCCAGCTGGCTTACTACCTTGAAGTACACCACGGTTAATCTTGATATTGTTGCAATACTGCATTGATATACCAAGTGTAAATAGTGTAGTTACATTAGCTTGTTTATTTATCTTAACATCAACAAGCTCAACATCACTAACTGGGTAATATTTGCCAATAACAGCATTCTCTGAAACAAGGAATGGATAGTGCACTGTCTGGTCTAATAGTGCAGTTGTAATACCGCCAGATGAAGTTGTTGCCAGAACCGTCCTTAGGACGGAGGCTCTTACGCCATAAGAGTTAGGGCCACCGTCACAAAGTCTGTCAGATTTAATTACTACGTTATCACCTGCTACAATACCAACGCTATCACTGAATGTTACAAGCGCACTGCTTGCCATCATATCCCCAGCAAGACTTGAGAAAGCTGTTGGCTCTGTACCTAAGATATTAATAACTTGAGAGGGTGTGTCATTTGGTACAATAACACCTGATGGTGTGAACTTAATGGATGATAAAGATTTTAAGGACATAACAGATGTTGCCTTAACTTCATTGTCCACAATAAGAGATCTTCCCGGTAATGACATGTAAGTAACCAGACCTGACCATGATGAGAACCAAGAAGATCTAGCAGCACCTTCAAATGATCTTACTAGATAACCTGAGCCTGCCTGAAATACTGTTCCATTATCTACTAAATAAGACCCAACCTTATAATCGAAAGATACACCTTCCTCACCATATATAAAGATCCTGTCACCAACTCTAAATTTAGGGCCATAAGAAATGGCTTGCTGTATTGTATCAAATGAGCGAGTAGGTGATGTAAGCCTTGTTAAAGCCATTTCATTCTCTCCTTATAACTGCTAGCCACTCACTGTGAATGGCTATGAGTTATAAGGCTACATTAGTAGCCTCTTTCTAATCCTAATATGTAGAAACCAAGACTAGTTGCATCAAGTAGGCTCATGCACATCTGACCGTCAACTTGTGTGACTGTTGTCAGGGATGGCTTTACTGGCATCTGTCTTGTTTCTTTCTGCATCACGCACCCTGAAGTGGTCATTAAACCACTCAGTAGGATTGGTGCTAATACGGTCAGCTTCAGCTTGCGCATCTTGCTGCTCCTCCTTTGCTTGCTTCCTTTCAATAGCTCGGAGCAGGGTTGCCAGAACTTCAAGGAGAGCTTTAATCATTACTGGCAGGCTACAATAGTGCAGACAACATCAGTAATACTAGTTGCAGTACCTGCACCCAAGTCAGTCCCTAGGGCTGCCCCTAGAAGAACCACTACGAGAGTGACAAAGGCAGATACAACCTTCTTGTTCTTGAAGATATTACCCATTACATACCTCTTTTAGTCCATAGCTCATACAGGGCTAGATAGTTATTAGCAGCTTCCTCATCACCTGAGTCAACTGCCTCTTGCCATTTAAGCTGACACCAGCTGCTGCAACTTACTTCCAAGACCGGTAAGCCTTCAAGTAGTCATCAGGAGTGGCCTTACCTAAGTGAGTGTTCCAACGCTTCTTAGCATAAGCAGCAAGCTCCTCGTCGTGTGGCGTTGGCGACGCCTTTGAGTCGTTGCCTGTCGGCAACGCTTCTGGAAAGCGGAGGAAGAACGCGCGAGCCATAGCTGTTGCATAGTCTAAGTCAGTAATCATCTTAACTGCTGAGGGTTGACCATCACCCATCTCAACAATCTGACGATACAGCTCAGGGCGGTTCTTATGTACCCAACGCAGCACATCATCGTGTGTTGCATTCTCCATTTGGTACAAACCTTTAGCCTGACCTGTGGTCTGTACAATGTAATGACCCCTGAGAGATTCATGGGCTACAATCATCGTCAGCAGTCGCTCTGCTTGTGGTGAGTACAGTCCAATCTTCTCAAGGGAGGGGCGCAATACATAGCGCTGGAATTGACTACGATTCAACTCGGAACCTCCTTTGTGTGTATAAATTCCTAGGTGCTTTGATAAATCTTGCTTTAACTGCTGAACAGGATTTATTAACGCAAGTAGTATTAATAATGTATTCATAATAGAAAGAGGCCAGTCTAGCGTACTAGACTGACCAACCTTATTAAACTGGTTCTACTTCGATGGAGCCAGTTGCAGCCATACCAAGGATGAGCCACTTATCAGTAGCGGCAGAACCTTGAGCGATTGCGATGCATACATGATCACCATCAGTAAGCTTGACGTAGACTAGGCCACCAACTTGCTTACCAGACTTGGTAGTGTCATTAATAGGATGAGATGCGCTAGACAAGTTTGCCTGAGTGACAATAGCCACTGGAAGCATAGATACAGACTGAGTTTGTACAGACTTTGGTGAATCACCAGTTACGTTACGTGGCATAAATTAAATCTCCTTAGATGTCATATACGCTAGATATTCCAAGAATCAAACCAGCTGCTGATGGCGCACCACCACTTGCTGCCCTTGATACAATGGATACCTGACGGTTAGATGTAGTTGTTACATGGCGAACTCGGAACAGCTGGCCTGCAACAACCTTGATTGGCATTATTAAATTAGCAGGCTTTTGGTCATTTGCATTTTGACCATCAAATACAAGCCTACGAGTAGAACCATCTACAGCTGTCCAAGTTGCACCATTGTCAGTTGATGTCTCAAGGAACATAGCCCACGAGAGTACACTGCCAGTTAATGCAACACGTACATCTGCTAGTAGAGAGAGGTTATAGCTACCTTCCCTATTGAAGGTTATAACTCCAGTTGCAGTGTTAAGTGAGACTGACTGTGAAGCCAGCTGTACTGCACTGAATATAGCTGTCAGTGGTGTGTTGTTAGCTGCAAGCTGCTGTGTGATGTCAGATGCTGTACCAGTTAGGTATACTGCCCTGAAAACATCATTAACTGCTGGTACGTTAACAGGGACGTATTCGCTATAAACAATATCAGTAGTGATAAGTGAAGGTGAGCCAGCTTCTGCCTGTATGTAAGCACCATCATTGATGGCTGCTTTAGCAAACAAAGCAATTCTATCCCCTGCCTTAACACTCAGCTTAAACTTCTTCATGAGGATTGACAGGGGAACCTTGTCACCACCAGTAACATTGAAGGTAGTCTCTGAGTCAGCTATCTTAGTGAATACACCAGTTGAGCTTACAGTAGAATACCAGAAGGTTACTGAAGACATAGTTCCAGCTGGAACAGATTCACCTGCATAAACACGCAGCTGTGTGCTGATTGTCACATTGCCATCAGTATTAAACTTGATAGCACCTTCACCATTAAAACCACTAACATGGTTAATAGACCTATCAATAGTAACACCAGCTGAGCCTTTACCAACATGACCAACTGGCATAGGTAGACCAGTAACAGGTGTGCTGTTAATGGTATATCGAAGTGCAGAGTAGCCCTCTGAGTTCATATACAACTGGTTGTAGTTTATGTCCTTATAAAGATGCTGCTCACTAACAAGCTTGCTGTCTTTAACATAGTAACCAGTGAATGGGTCAACAGCACCAATCTCAAACTTGCTAATAGTAAGATTAAGAGGATTTTGCTGAGACACTGGATAGATGAGGATTGCAAAGTTATTAGCTGTTGGTGGTACAACAAAACTTCCAGTAAGTGTGTTGTACTCATTAACAACATCCTCCGGGCAAGGGATACTGTCACTTAGCAGGTTCCAACCTTGCGCCAGAACGGGATTATCATTAAGGGACCCTGTAAAGATATTACTTGGGCACTCATCAGGAGCACCTGTCCAATACGCAAGTTTAATCAAGAACCCACAATCAGGTGTCCCTAAGGTGCTGATTACTGACAGCCCCTTGTTTCGAAGAAGCTGAGTTTTATCAGCATTGAAAATCTTACCTAATGAGAAGTATGCAGTATTCTGACCACTGCTAGATACCTTAAATAGACCACTACCAGATGACAGTGTGACACTAGTTGTGTTGTTTAAGAACCAGCCGTCACCCTCTCTGATACCTGTCAGTGCAGGTATTGTTGTTGCTGGCATACTCTGACTTGATACATATGCAAGGCTGTCAATGATGTTACCAAAGTAGTGGCTATCAACAGCTATATTTGAACCTGTATCAAGCTCAAACTGCTTGATAGCCTCACCAGTCTTACCATTAGTCAGCATACACTGAATCATAAGGCCAGATGTAGATTCACCGCGGTCTTTGATAGTCAACAGGTTAGCTTGGAAGTTATCAAGGCACAGACACTTGAATGGTGTGATGGCAGTTGCCCTAACAACACCAACTACAAGTAGCTCACCAAGGACTTCACCAGCTACATACTGACGCTGTGCAACCATTGCAAACCCATTGGCATCAACCAAGTAGTCGCCTGTGGTGGGGTCAGCAAGTGCAATACGTACAATGCCATCAGCTGGTGCAACACCATCAAAACAAAGCTTGTAAGCTATAAGGAAGTCATTACCACCTGTGATGTTTGGGTCAAGACCATCAACCTCTTGGATGCCGTAAACCTTCTCATCACGACTTGTGTAGATGTCACCACTCTGTGTAATGATGTCATCAAACCAGATTGCTCCAGTGTGAAGATTACGCTGGTCGCCAATCTTTCCAACTAAGCTAACTTCTTCTGTCAAATAAGCCAGATGAGATGGCGGTAGCATTTGCTGGTAGGCATTATGATCAATGGCAATACGAGCAGAGCCAGTGTTGTCATTAGACACTTTAAGTGGTGGCAGTAAGTTAATCTCACCAACATTAGTTAAAGTAGAACCTTCACTGTTGATAGTGATACCTTCTGGTGGTGGTATTGTAACCTCAGCCGTAACCTCTCCATTAGAAGATGTTGTGGACTTAACGGTAGCACCTTTAAACTTAAGGCTACCAACACCTTGGATGGACGTAGTTTCATCGTCAACGCCAAAGCTGGTATCAACTACTACATCACCACTTACATTATCAACAAACACAGAAGCAGAAGGGAACACCAAGTTATTTGCACTTATTGGAGTTCCACCTACAGTTTGCTTGATACCCAATTCAGATATGAGCTGCTTGTATTCAAAGGTGCGGAGCTTAGCTGAGTAAGCTGGTACTCCACTAGAATTACCCTTAACATAAACAGAACCATAATCAGATAGCAGGGCAACTTGGATAGAGTTAACATTCTTAATAACAACAGGTGTACTTAGTACAAAGGTATTAGTACCTGCAACAAAGTCACCAAGGAGAACCTTAAACAGCTCCTTGCCATCCCCAAAGCCATATAAGTAAACGTTAGACTGAGGGTATACAACATCCTTGATTGTGATTCCAAACAGGACTTCATCAAGCTGTGGCTGACCTACATACCACTCAGGGTCTTTGATAGTGTTAGTGACATCAGCATTTCGAACAACCTCAGTAAGTGCTGAGGTAAAGCTGATGTAAGTTGGCTTAGCCTGACCAGTGCTAGATAGGGGCATACCAATTGAAACAGTAGTTCCACCAGTAGCTACGTTAGTTACACCTACAGCCTCACCAATTGAGCTGATACGATGTTGGCCTACAATAACACCATCAGCACCAACAGAGACACCTTTCTCGTTAGATACAATGCCAGTACCCTTAGCTCTCTTGGAGACAGGGTCAATTGCAATCACTTCACCAACCTGTAAGTTAGCTAGTGGAAGGCCTACACCGCTAAGTGTAGCGATGCCATTCTCCTCTTTATCTACACTAATACCAACTACGTTAATTCCATCAACAGGTGGCTGGAATACACCATCCTCATAGAGAGCTAACTTACTCTCATCAGCTAGTACAATGCCTGTACCAGATGAGTTAACCTTAAGGATTTTACCACCACCACCAGCAAGGGTTGCTGGGGTATCAGAAAGCCCTACAAAGCTCTCTGATGTTTTAACTTGCTTAAGCTTATATGTAGTCATATAGCTCCTCTATAATAAGATATAAGAAATAATAAGGAAGAAGTACAGTAGCTACTAGGGCTAACAATAGCTTACTATAGCTACTGTATACTTACTGTTCTTCTTATAGCTTCTCCTATTGTAGTGCCTAATACCAAACGCCTGAAAACTAAGAGAAAATTACAATTAATTAAAGTATTTCTTGAGGGCGTTGGCTCCGGTGTTTTGTTGCTCAACATAGCTCATAAAATCACCACCATGCATCATCGTGTGAACGAATCCATTGGGGTTAGCCATAACCTCAAAGAAATGCTTGTCAGCCTCTGCCTGCCGCTCTTTCTCGGCTTTCTCTTGGTCATAGTCGATGTAGTTGACAATCTGCGCCACAGCCCCAGCCAGCGCGTCTAAGCGGTCATCATGCCTAAGCGCCCCACGGTCGCTCGTTATGTGAGCAAGTTGGTAGAAGCAGCTGTAAGTCATCTTGACCTCTGCTGGGTACTTCTGAATGCTGTTGTAGTCCTTCATCACCGATGTCTGTGAGACTACCAAGCGATGCTGACCTAACAGTGGCTCCAGTGTATCAATGATACGTAGTTCCTTTTGACCTGAGGAGTTAATCTCCTCTAGCCTACACTCCGGATAGAACTTCTCAAACAGTGGCTTGAGCATTGCAAAGTGAGCACCGTTACCATAGTTCTTTTCCACATAGCAAACGTTGACCTTAGCATCCTTAGCAGCTTGCACAAGCTTCATCAGCTCTGATTGCTCATAACCGCCCTTGACACCATCAACATCATATATGTAGACATAAGTACCTAACAGCTTAGTTATAGCATAACCCATCTCATCCTGTGAGCGAGAGCCACCGCCAGCTGGGTCAATGAACATAACAGTTAAGTCGAAGTCACGCATGATGTATGGCTGCTGCATGGCAAAGTAAAATCTGTCTTGTGGACGTGTACCAAAGCGAGGTGCAGCTTGCCACATGCTACGCTGGTCGCTGTTCCACACAGGCATAACAGCACCTTGCATGGCATTGAAGTTCATGAGTACAAGATTCTCTAGCTTAAGCTTGAAGCGGTCACGGTCAGACATACCAGTATGAACCATGAACTGCAACATGAACTTAGCAAGACCTTGCCTCATCTCCTTCTCTTGCAACAACTCCTCATCATACATAGCAGGTGTTGTTGGCTTGCCCATAGTACCATCAAGCCCACCGCCACTTTGCAAGCTTGGGTCAGCTTCAATATCCTTACGGAATAAGGGAGCCAGAGCATTTCCATAAAACTCAAGCTGCTCAGCTGTTGGATAGCGGCCAGGCCAGATACGCATAACGTAACCACGAGCTGGGAGTGTGTTATAGATAGACTCAACACCCTGAGGTGTGCCTAGGTAGATGATACGACCGTACTGGTTGATTGACTCAAACTCTAATGACTGCTCAAGCAACCACTCACGACTCTGAGCTGTACGGGAGTTTTGAAGTGACTCAATATCATCAGCAAGGATAAGGTCAGCACGAGCACCCTGAGCACCTGACTCAATAGAGTAGCAAGTAACTGATGGTGACTTATCAGCACCACGGAAACACCAATGAATGTCAAAAGCTTCAATAGATGAACGGTCGCCAGCATAGGTATCTGGCTGCAATACCTCAAGGATGTCGATAGCATAGAAGATTTTTACAACCCACCCTGCAATCTCCTTAGCTCGCTTGCCGTTCTGTGAGAATACAATGATACGGTAGTGCGGCATATGAATAAGGCAGAAGCAGCAGAGGATAGCTGCCATAACTGTCTTAGTCATACCACGGCTTGCCTGTATGCCTATATACTTCCCACCGTTAAGCAGGAAGCTCAGAATATCTTTCTGTGTGCGATTAAGGTGAGGAGAGCCTACAATAGTCTTCTCAAGCACAAGGGATGCAAACAGCCACAAGCCTTGCACAGTGAAGGGGAAAGCTTTCTGTATCGCTTCAAGCTCCTCCCACATTTCTAACTGTGCCTTCTTGTCGTTCCTGTTAACACGCCTCATGTTCCATAGCCCTCCTCATCATCTTCTTTGAATGGAACAACTACACCACGAGCATGTTGAGCCTTGCGAATCTCAGAGAGCTTATCACCAAGTTCATTATCGCTTTGTTCAGCTGGGTCAGCACATACGATGCCATTCTTGTCACACCAGTCAATGGCAGACTTAAGCTGTTTCATATCTACAACCAAGTCTACATCACCACCTTGCTCAATAAGCTTTAACCACTTCTCAAGCTTCTTAGTAATGACCTTAGTAACAAGCTTATGGATAAGACCCACATCATCCTCTGTGGCTGAATTCTTATTACCCTTGCTTACGCTTGCCACAAATAACCTCCTTAATATAATCCCACATGGACTTATATGAACTTATATTTTTAACAGCCAACACATGCATCTGTAAGAAGATGTAGATAAGTGTAGCTACCTGAACCCACTCAGAGATTGAGTAACCTAAGATGTTGAGGCCAACAACCACTGTTGGTGGCGTGGCCTTAAATGCTTCAGCTGCAACCTCTCCTACTTTCTCATGAATCAAAGCACCTCCTATACAATAGTTATGTCAGGCCAGTTGATAGCTGTAATAGTACCTGTAAGGGGTACAGGTGATGTATATACATTGCTACCATCAAAGAACGCCTTGGCATTAGTCACCTTTTCACCAACCCTTGCTAGAAAAGTTTGCCCTATTGGAGTACCAGAGGAGAATGCTGCATAGAGTAGGCCAACCTCATCTGCCGATACTGCATCGACTGGCTCAGCAGGGTAGCTGCCAATTAGTGCAAATACCTCATCACCAGCCCTTAGAGGCTCTGCAAGCTTAATCTTGTTATCTTCAACTTTGTAAGCATAGCCATCACCTAGTGTTTGCAGAACTCCATTTATGGCAATAAGTGCTGTAGTAAAGTGATATGGGGGTGCTATTTCAGTCTCACCACCAGCTGCTACCATACGCCAAGGTGCAGTACGACTTGCAATGTCATCAAGGTTATCCTCAAGTGATGATACTCTGTTAATTAAGTCATCAGTTACCTTCTTCTTAACAGCGTCATCAGGGTCAACAGCATCTCCAAGATTCTTAATGTTGTGACCGCCCATATTGACATCTTGCTTAAAGTAAAAGCCATCTGGCAGGAATCCGTCAAGAAGCTCTTGTGTTACATACAGCTGCTGTAGCTGAGTGTAGTTCAGTGTATCCTGACTGAATGGATTACCATTCTTAAAGTCAGAGTATGGCACGTTCTTAGGCATGATTCGCCTAATTAGAACATCAGCCCCACTAGCTGGGGCAGCTGAGAGGTAAACCTTATTAGGGTCTGATGGGTTAATTGTGAATGGAACCTCAGTACCATTAACGTATACATGGATATTAGAGGCATTCAGATAGCCCTCATCCTGTCCAGCAAAGGACATTGTGAATGTGGTTTTAATTCCATCACCAGTATCACGAGTAAAAGAGAAGTTCATACGCCTCCTATAATGTGTTGAGGATTGCCATACCTATTGCAGTGTTCAATAGCGGTACAGCTCCATAGACTTTATACATATCGGCATCAGGGTCTACTGACTGGTCTGTTGCAAGCCGTGTGCCAGCAGCTGCTGCCTGACTAACCTTGCCAAGAGCACCACCTGCTGCAACACCACGGTACTCACCGAAAGGCTTGAGCACACTGTCTTGATATGGGTTAGCTATGTTCATGACCTGAGTAAGTGTGCTGAGTACAGCAAGCTGAGACATACGTCCGGCAACTGTGTAGGCCATCTCATCTTCAAGGCGCTTACGTACATACTCATCACGCTTTGCCTCAGGCTGCTTGAGCGACTGAGCATGAACATCTACCTCAGACCACAGATAAGCTAATCCAGCTGACCAAGCAGTTGCTGCAACTAATCCAGCTTGGTCATTACGGAAACCACGCTGAATGGACTTCTCATAAGCTACCAGTGCGAATGACTGAAGCTTCATGATAATCTTACCCAGCGATTGGTTAGTAAAGGCAGGCAGCTCACCATAGTAAGAGCGACCAATGTTGAAGGTGTGGATGGTGCGAATAGCTGTACCAAGCTCATCACGCAGCTTAGGGTCAAGAGTGCGGATAGCTTCAAAGATGTCCTTACCAGAATCCATCTGAGACTTGATGTGAGTCATACTGGCATCAAGTGAATCCTCAGACATTTTACCAAGCTCAAGGAAGCTTTTGCGAACCTTTCCAGTGAACATGCCATTCTTAGACAAGTCCACTATATTGGTCATGATGCTCCTAGCAGACAGCTCATCAATCATACCTTGCATCGGTCGCAGGAATGACATAGTGCTTTGTAGCCATCCAATGTTGTCCAGAACCTTATCAGCTTTAGATACCTGCCCAATAACCGCATCACCATACTCAGCACCTTTCATCATCTTGTGACCAAACAGATAGTCTTGATGACTAACAGTACCAAATACCTCAGCCATATTGCTGAGCTGATTATTAGTTTCAAAGTAACGAGCAGACGGCAGCAATGACCTGACGCCATGATACAGAGTAGTTGGCAAGTTACGAAGGGTAGCACCAACACCACTACGAGCTATAGTAACACCCAAGTCAGCTACCTGAGCAAGACCAGAGAAGCCAAGCATCATCAGGTTAACAAGTTTACCAGTAGAGCTAGCGGCATAAGCAATGCTGTTAGCCTGCTCAACGGGTTCACCAAAAGTAACCTTGACACCATTGAAGAAGTCTTCTTCATAGCTATCTAAAAACTTACGATACTTGTTAATATCACCCAAGCGCTCATAGTCCTTAATAGTCTTCTCAAGTTCTGAAACAATAGAAGGTAAGGCTTTACTACGGTCAATCTTTGATAACCTTTCCTTAGCTCGATTATAGTTGTCAGTTAGCTCAGTAAGCTGCTGGCGATGGCGCTTGAATGCCTCGGTGATGGTATCCTCCACCTGACGGCGTGAGCGCATACCATACTTGGCAAAGGCAGCCTGTGCTGCTGCATCTCGTACATACTTATCCACACCAGCTGTTGATGAGTCCACCAAGTCAACGAATCGCAAGCCATCAGCGGTTTCAGCTGCTAAGTTAGGGTGTAGTGATTGCATGGCACGAGCGGAGATGGACTCATCATGCGCCTTATCCTGAAGCATATTAATAACAGTCCTGATTTCACTATCAGATACACCGCCCTCACGTAATTCATTGACAGCCTCAGCAATCTTACCACTGATAGATTCAGTAGGCTTGACTGCTGCTACCTTACCTGACTTACGGTAGTAACGCTCAAGTGTGTTATCAGCTACCAAGCGAGCTGACTTAGCTGACAGGGGAATCTTACCTGTCATATAACCACGAGCCAGAACCTCACGTACAGCGTCTTCCCCAAACTGGTCGAGGGCTGATGTGATGTCGTTCTTGCCGAAGGTCACTGGTGTATAGCTTGCACGTTCCTCCACATTCTCAAAACCACGAACACCATAACGCTTCATAAGCTTAAGTGATTCAGCATAAGCCTGAGCACGGGCTTTAGCAGCTCTGGTAATTGCATCATCTGCATCACCAATAACAGTGTCAGTCAGCTCTGTCATGCGTAGCATAATGTTGCGGTCGAACTTAATAAGCTCCTCATTGTACTTACCAGCTTGGAATAATGGATTAACCCCAAGCTGCTTGAGGTACTGTTCCTTGGCTGCATTCTCAATAAAGAATGCCTTAGGCATGATAGAGGTACGCATAGTGTCAGAGAAAGCGATAGCAGATTGTGGAGCACCCTTGATGCCATGAGGGTCATTGAATACAAGAGAAGCTATACCGCGCAGGGTATTATCCTTAGTACCAGCCATGACTCTGGTATACAGGGCAGTTGAGCCAGCAACCTTAGTTACTGGAATCTTCTCACCAATCTTCTTTAACCCACCAAGCACATTAGCGTAAGTATCACTAATCTCCTTGCCCTCGGTGTCAGGGAAGATGATGGAGTCCTTAACCTCTGCTGCACCAATTGAGGTATCTGGCTGCTCAACTGGCTTAGCAGCTTCTTGTGCTGCTTGCTCAGGGAGAACAATTGGCTCCTCTTTAACTGGTGGCAAGCCAGCAATAGCCTCGTTGAAGGCTGGTGCAGGGTCTTCTGGTGTTATCAAGTCAAGGTAACGCTCCTTAAGCCTATCTGGAATAATACCCTGCTTAAGCCTGCTGATGTCACTAACAGCCTCTGCATACTCACCAGTTGTGTGAGGGGAAAGCTCGGTTTGCTTAGTTACAACCTGCGCTCGTAAATCATCAATCTGCGACCTAAGGGCGCTGATCTCAGAAGACCTAGCTTGTCGTGCCTTGGACAGCGCCTTACCAGAACCAGTTGGAACAGTTGCCTCAACCTCTGCAAGCCTCTGTGCGATAAGCTCCATGTCGTGAGAGGTGGCCTTAATCTGTGCCTCTGCTTCCATACGCTGACCACGAGACATACGAGCCTCAGCAGTTGGTGTGAGGTCATCAATCAGTTTGTTGATTGCATCTCCCTCTGTTAGCACACGCTTGCGAGCTAGTTCATCAGGTATCTCACCCTGAAGCATGTCAAAGTATTTGCCATACTGAGTATTCTCGATGCGACCCATAGAGGCTCCAGTAAGCTCATGGTCAGCTGAGTTAACTAGGTTAATGCTGTTATCCCAATCAAATGCTTCAACAGCTTCATCCATAGCCCTACCAAGCTGACGCTTAGCTGTTAGCCGCTCAAAGATAGCTGCACCACCATCAGCTAAGCTGGAGAATGCAGCACCACCAATCACACCCGATATGCCAGCTAACACAACATCATTGACATCACGGTTAGGGTCATACATAGACAGAACAGCTTCCTGACCTAAGCCAATTGCACCACCTACGATACCCGCACCAACAGCCCTTTCAATGGCTCCAGTGACAGCAGTCTTGGAGAACTGGAAGCCAAGCTTAGTAGCAATTTGACCTACTACCATAGGTGTCTTCAGTGCATATGTTGGCAACATCACAGGGTCAGCTGCATAGCTGAGAACCTCAGCTGCCACACCTTTCCATCCAGCATTATCCAGAGTCTTCTTGCTGTCGTTGTTGTCCTTAAATACCTTAGCTCGGTACTGTAGCTCCTCAGGACTCATAGAGCCTGAGAGGACTTTTGATTGCTCATCTGTTAGCTTGTAATCAGTTGTGATCTTGCTGACATCCTCATAGCTAGGCTTGTAGCCCTCAACAGGCGTACCATAAGTCATCAAGTCCTCTGATTGTTGCTTTTGCTGTAATATCCAATTATTACGAGCAGCAGCCCCAAAGAGGTCGCCAAAGCTTTGCTCTTGGGGTACGCTTGTATCTGCCATAACTCACCTCTCTATTATTTAGGCATTATCTGCTGCACCTTGCGTTGAAGGTCTTTAGTTTCCTCAAACTGACGGAACCGCTCGGATATACCAAGCTGCTTATCCTGTTCAGCATTCCACTGCTTAAAGAATTGTTCATTGAAGTCATTCTTTAAGTCGCTTGTGAAGTATGTGCCAACTGTCAGTCCACCCACGTTAACCTGATAAGTATTACCAGAGTTGGAGAACATGACATTTACATCCTCACGCTTGTAATCAATACCATCAGACTTAGATTGCTGTTTGATGATGTTATCAAGCTTATAGTCCAATGCGGATACAGCTCTACGTTGAACCATCTCAGCGTCATCACCCTTCTGAGCAAACTCAGGGATGAACCTAGCAAGCTGCCTAACACCAATGTTAGCTACCACACCACCACTAAGAATCATGTGGTTGTTCTTGAACTCTTTGGTTGCAAGCTCAACAGCTTTGTCAGTGTTACCAGTTACTGCATACAGACTTTTAGCTTTTGCATTAACCCGATTAGCCACATAATCCCTAACCTGTGTAGGTAGGCTCTCAGCTCGGAAATACCAAGTGGTTTGAGTAGGGTCTTTAAAGTCCTTAACATTAGACAGTGACTTACTACGCAAGGTGTTAGTCTGCTGTGTCGTTAGTGGAACCTTATTATCCCTAACCTGCTGTCCACGGGTAATTGCAGTCTTAAGCATCAAGTCCCCATCCTGACCTTGGTTATTAGCCAGAACATCACGCAACCCAAACAGGAATGCTTGGTCTTGCTCGCTAGGTACATTCATCCTGATAGTCTGGTCATCAGCAGCCATAAGGTACTTAGTCCAAAGCTGGGTGGATGGGGTCATAGTAGCGTTAGTGTCTAGTGTTGCTAGACTTTGCAATGCAGTGCCAATAGTCTTAACTGGCATACCCTCTTGAGCTGACAAGCGAATAAGGTTAGATATAACAAAGTCACCACGCTGCTCATCTGGAACATTCTGCGATTGCTCAATAACAGCAGACTCAGCAGCATCTAGCACCTTCTTCTTATCATCAGTGGGGATGAATGGATTCTGTGCTAGATTAAACTGACCACGATTCTGTTGCCATGTAGCCACATTACCACGTAAGGCAGCCTCAGACTTGCTAATGTTCTGCCCCATTGTTAGGTAGCTAGCCACACTTGAAGGCGTGAACTTAAGACCCTTAGCCTGCATACCCTGCATCATCTGCATAAGCTGCTCTGGTGGAGTACCATTCTTAGCAGCTGTCTCTAGCTCAGCATACATAGCCCCATAAGCAAATACATTCTGCTTCTGTAGCGCAGCTTCATACTTGGCTTGGGCTTCATCCACATAAGATTTATAGAGCTTCTGAGCTTGCTGTGTATCAGGTGCATATTTACTCCAGTCCATATTCTGCATGAATGTAAGCAGGCGATTGTCACCGTTAGCTGCTGTCAGCTTCATATTCTGGAAAAGCATGTCCTTAATAACAGGTTCGCTCAATCCCATAGCCATGCCCTGATGCATGTACTGGTGGATTAAGTTAATACCTTGCTCAACGGACCTAGCCCCATCAAGCTGACTATTGATATTGTAGTTTAAGGTTTCTTTAGCCTTGTAATCCCTGTACTCTTTCTGTGCTCTTGTTCTGATGTTGAACAGGACACTTTGGCTTTCCTGAGCCTTGATAGAAATGGCCTTGAACACATTAGGGTCACGGTCTTGATACTTAGCCAGCAAGTCACCGTACTTAGCATCACGCATCTTAGAGTAAGTCTCATCATCCATATCAGGCTGAGCCATGATAGCTTTGGATAGCTCCTCGTTAGCTACTGCCAACTCAGATTGAGACTGAACTAAGTCATAGCCCATCAGCTCAGCTTTGGTGGCCTCCTCGCCTAGCTTGCCACCAGAGACTGCTGTAGCCATACCGCTAATCTTCTTCTTCTCTACATCAATCTGAGCTTGCTTGTAAGCAGCTTCACTTGATGCATCTACGAACTCACCAAGCGCACCTAAGATGCGGTTAGTTGTTTCATAGCTCTTTACCTTAGAATCATCAATAGGCTCAACAGCTCTGCGAACAACCTGAGCAGGTCTACTAACCTGCCCCGTTGCTAGCTGCTGCATACCCTGAACTTCTGTACGCTGCACCATTAAACGCTACTCCTCACTGTTGCTTTCTCTTGCTTACTGAAGGTGTCTTGATACTTCTGATTGTAGCTGGACAACTCACTTACAGCCTGAGTACCAATCTTAAGGCCAGCCTCAATCCATGATGGACGCTGGATAGCCTCTCGGCTCATATTACTTATCGCACCTTGGCGTGATTGCTCAGCTTGCTGCTTAATGCTAAACAAGCCTGCCTCACGCTGTTTGAGTATCTCATTAGTATTGCGAGCCTTAATAGCGTCGATATTGAAAAGCATACTATCAACGCTTTGACCAGCTGTACCGGATGCTGCTGCGAATACGTTAACCCTACCCTTAGCTTGCAGAGCCTCAGCTTGTTGCTGTAGCTCCATGTCAGCTGCATTACGCTGAGCATCAATCTCAGCAGGTGTCATGTCATCATAGGACTCAACGGCCTGCTTTGCTAGCTGCTCATTCTGCTGGCTAACTGCTTCAGCCTGTGCCTTTGCCTGCTGGCTCTGTGAGTAAAATTGAGAAGCTGTAGCCGCCACTGAAACAGCAGTAGATACAGCTGCAATAGTACCAGCGTTAGCAGCAGCCCATGCACCTATTGCTGCTGTTGCTGCCATAGTGCCTCCTTATATACGTTGACCACGTTGGTGGAAAGTGCCATCTATTTCGATGTCACGTATGGTTAGTGGGTAATGGCTATCAGATTGGATGATGATCTGAAGGTCTTCTGCACGTTGTCTGATAGGTGCCCTGTAAGTACCATTCTCCAGTATTGGTGAGCCTACTAAGTTATTAGCAGAACCCATCCACCTGCCAAAGAATCTATACTCACGCTCCTGACCCTGCTTAGGTTTGACAACCATTTCCAAGAATCCAGTAAGCTCATAATGAACATACATGTTGCTCATGATAATGCTATCAAGACCTATAACTCTGTCACGAGCATCTTTAACCACAGGCTGTGTAGGAATGTACCTAGACTTATACTTAACCCCACAAACTACTGTAAGGTCTTTCTTGTCGGATATACGTTCTGTAGTTGCCCACAGACCATTACCTTTGTAAGTAGCAACAAATGCTGAACCTATCATAGTCTCATACCCACCATCACCTACAGTGAATACAACATCACCCCTACTATATGGCAACTGTATTGAGTAGCTCTTAGTAGCTGCATCATATACAGCAGTCACAGATACTTTGTGGTCTAGCTTAATAGAGTAATCAAGCCCATAGTCAGAAGGGTCATTAACCATATGTAAGTAGTCTACATAGGTCTTATTATCCTTGCTGTACACGACATACATCAAGTCTGATAGGTAGAACAGGAACAATACATTCCCATCAAATACCCACTTATGCCAAGCACTTTGAACCTTCTGTTCAGCTTGCCACAGCCAGTCATACACATATACAACAGATGGATTAGCTTCTGTTCTAATCATCATAGAGTTGAAGTTAGGGGAAGCGAGCAGCTGTGTGCATTGACCTTCTATGTACTTACTAACATAGTCAGTTATTGGGTAGGCTTTCTTGGTATCTGTGTAGTTATCAGTGAACAGCTCACGGATTCCAGTAAACCCACTTGCATCATAAGCAAAGAAGATATTCTCGCCACCAGCCTGTGGTTGTACATGGATGTTGTTTGGGTATGCAGTAACTTGCTGTAGTGTCAAGTTAGCTTTGGTCACTGGCTTAGAGCCATCAATAATAAACTGAGCTTGGTCAGCAAATATAGCCAATGAGCCATTAAGTATCTGGTACTGATAAAGACTATTAACCCTATCAGTATCTGCATACCCATCTAGCGGGTCTGTATCTACCTCAGCCTGTGTTGACTCACGCCAGAAGTTGAAGAACAGATTAGACCTTGAAGCTATCCAAGCCTCACCAGCTAGGAAAAATAGTCTGTTCTGAAATACACCAGTTGCCTGAATCGGCATTGGGTTGTCTTCATCTATAAAGCTTGGCAATGGGTTACTATCCTCACCACCCACTTGACGTTTATCCCAATCAGCTGGCTTTAGCGTGAAAGTAGCTACACCATTACTAATGGATTCCCTAATTAGCACATGTGGCATTGTGTTGGCATCAAAGGCTATTAAGATGTTTGGCTGAACAGATTCCACCCATCTAATCTTAGAGTCATTACTAACCTCAGCCTTAAGCCAGTAGTCATCCTTAGTAGACTTACCCTCGCCAGTAATCCTCAAGACAAACCCATTGGGTGCAATAGGGGGTAACTGGTTAACAGATTTAACAGAGCCTTTTGCTGCAATCAAGTCCTCACCCTTCTGAGAGTCACTTGTTGTTAGCTTAAAGTCACTGCCATCTCTCTTAGTTATGTATATAACATTATCATGCAACTCTGCATCATATGTGGGGTTAGCAGGTATGGCAGGGCTAGCTGTTGGGTCGCCGTGAATCTGCTTATAAAGCTGCAAAGCTACATTATCGGTTGCAACATCATTAATATCAGATGATGAACCACCATCCTTTGTGGTGTAGGTCGCAAGAGTCGCCCCGTCAGCCATTATCTTATAAGTCTTTCCATAGGTAGCATACTGGCAGTATACAATACCCAAGGTTGACTGAACTGGTGACTTCTCACTAGACATCTTAACAGGAACAGTCTTATTGGTAATGAATGTAAAATCGCCTATTGTCCTCATGTCCAAAGTCTTCCAAGGGTCTTGCGTCTGTATATAGTTTACAGAGCCATTCACAACCTGTGGTTCCCCTTTTGAGTTGAAGACTTTTATAGTAGTAGAGGATGGCTCAATAAGCATGAAGTACGACTCATCGCCCCTGTCATATGAGTGGAACTTAGACAGACTGCTTATACTTTTATCAGCTATTTTATTGACAAGATAAGTAGATGGCCTCTTAATCAGACCCTTGACTACATCAGGTATAAAGTTCTCCTGTAGGGTACACTGGCCCTCTAGCCTAATCCTGTCAGGTTGCTGTGACACACCCTGTATAGGCCTGCCATAGCTGGTAGTTACATAGGCCATCAAACCTCCTAAATGTCGTTATACCCACCAACAACAAAGTTAAACTGCGCCATGCTCCTGCTATCTTTGAAAGCGTTAGCCTGAGACTGTGTGGTTTCCTCACACTCAAGACCCCACATAGCTTCTTCAGCCTCACCAGCGAGAACTTTAATGCGGTTCATATCCATCTCATTGCTACGTGCAAACATCATACCAGCCTGAGCAGCAATGGCATCCTTAGCAGTCTGTGGCAAATCACCATACTCAAGCTGTGTCACCAGCATTAGGTGAACAAAGCCATCACTGTTAACAAGGCCGCGCATATCAAATCCATGAGTAGCTGTATCATATAAAGCCCTCCCTCTAGTAGCAATCTTTGCTGGCCTATTGAAGTTGTCAAAACGATAGACAGCTAACGTGTTGTTTGGTATTAGCACATTTCCAGTAACAGGGTCTGGAGAAAGCTTGTGGTTAGCCTCTCGATTAAACCAATAGCCTCTACCCCTATTGTTTTGAATAGTCCTAGAAACCTTATCAACCATCCCGCCAGCTTGAGCAACATCCAAGTTGTAATCATCTTCTGAGTCAACTGGTGCAAGCCCAATACAGCTAAGGACATAGTTGATTGCATCTAATCTTGTGTTGACATAGAGCTGCATTCAGCCTCCTAACAAAAATAAGCCCCATCCAAGAGGACGGGGCAAAGTGGCACTTATAATTAAGAAGTAGCCAGCGGGGTGTTAGACACCGGAACAACCTTACGGTTAGCACGCTTACGGACTGCAATATCCTCAGAGGCTTTGTCGTCCCCTACCACACGTACAATGCCAAGGTGCTCCCAACGGTCAGGGATAGCACCCTCTGACATCCAAGAGTCAATGTACCAAGTCTTGTTGTTGTCGTTCATCCAAATCTTACCTTGCAGTGAGATTGAGCGACCAACCATTAGACCCTCTGAGCCGAACAGGACAGCTACTACGTTATCCATGCGGTCATCACCAGTTGCCAGAACATCATAACGGTATCCGTTATTAGCATTAGACAGCAGGTGATGGTCTGTAGTGTTGCCATCCAAGTCCTGCTGGTCACGAGCCTTATTAGGCATCTGGTTAGTAGGAATGATTGGCAGGTTGTAAGACTTCAGTACAAAGCCATTGACGGTAGTACCAGAGGCAGTGGTGTAGGTGGCATTTACAATACGCTCTGCATCACGCAGGGTATTGAAGTATGTCCAATCCATAATTGCTGCAATCTTCTGGATAGGTACGTTCTGCTTGACCATAGCTTCCAGAACAGCTTCCAGAGAAGCCTGAACAGCGTTAGGGTACTCCATAGTCTCTGCCTTGACTTTAACATCAACAGAGAAGCCGTGACCACGTACACGAGGTTTGGTACGCTTAGCACTGGTGTTCTTGATAGCACCATAAGCAATCTGCTGGATAAGCATACGGTCTTCCATCATACCCAGCTGTTCTACTTGGTCTACTGCCAGTTTACCTTTGGTATTGATGTCATCCTGAACATCAGCCAGAATACCTACGTTGTTACGTGCAATAACAACAGTGTCGATTACCAGCTGGTTTTTGTCGAACTCAACTTGTGTGCCTTTTACATCAGCACCGGGAGCTAAGCCCTGAACTTGGGTAGTACCCATGTATTTGTTAGAGACGGAGTTAGTGCCTACCACTTCCTTCAGGTCGAAGTAGCGCATCATGTTGACCATCTCTTTATAGGCCAACTTAACCTGACCATCAAACTTCTCAATGAGTAGTGTGTCTACCTCACCAGAGACTGAGACAGCAGGGTTTACCAGATTGTTAACGCTAGACATATGTTAGTTGTCTCCTTATAAATTTATTAGGTAGGCACTAGCCCACAAAGCTACTTTCAGCTTCTCCTATTGTAGTGCCTAATTATTAAGTGGTTGAAATTTAAGCAATACCAGCTTGCTTAGAGGCTCGACGGATGGCGTCAACACGGGCAGCGTAGGCGGGGTCTTTCCGGTACTTCTCTGTACCCATCATGCTCTGGAACTCAGCCATTGTCAGAGTTTGCGGCAACCCCTCAGAATTGCGCTTGCCAGCTTCTCCGTCATCACCAATCAGCTCGCCCATGCCAGTACCCTCTGTCTTCTCGACAACAGCACCGCGCTTGATTTGCATGGCCTCAATGACAGCCCGTTGAGCTTTCCAGTTTTCTGGCGGCAGCTGCATAACAGCGTTGAAGGATGCCAGCTCAGCTTCACTCATGTTCTCAGCAGCCCACTTGTCAAGCTCAGACCAGCCCTCATCACCGCCCACCAGCGTGTTAAAGTCACCAGTAATCTCAGTGTGCAACTTCTCCTGAGCTGCTGCATCAGACTTAAACTGGTCAACAGCCAGCTTATTCTGCTGGCGGTAGAGGTTCAGGTAGCCATCTACCAGAGGCTTGCCAAAAGCTTCATCAAGCTTAGCTTTAGTCTCAGGTGTAAGCTCAAACTTACCACCCTTGGCAAACAGCTCTGACAGTACCTGATTGCTATCAATACCCTTCTCAGCAAAAGCAGCTGCAATATCTTCAGGTATTTCAACCTCAACTTGGTCTTCACCAAAGAAGTATTCAGGCACACTCTCCTGAGGTTCATCAGTAGTCTGTTCAGTTTCCTGCTCAGTTGTCTGAGTCTCAGTGGTTGCTTGGGTAGTCTCTACAGCATTACCGTTGCTGTCCTCTACAGTGGTAGCTGGAGTATCTTCTGGTGCAGTTGACAGGTTGCCATTAGTACCATTGTTATTAGCAGGCTGGTCGCCAACTGAAAGGATTTCGTAGCTCATTTAACACCTCTTATTGTTTCATCATTTGTGGAGCAGCTTTACCAGCAGCTTCCATAAGTTGCTGTTGCTGCATTCGCTGTTGCTGCGCCTGCTTCATCTTATTGTACTCATCTTCAGTCATCAGCCAGCTGGTTTCCATGTTAAGGTTAGCTGCGATGAATTCAATATAGTCAGACCACTTGATGCGCTCCTGTGCAGCTGGCGACCAGCTATTAGGGATTGCCATCATCTCTGACAGCTGCATAAGCTTATCAAGCTCACCAGCTTTACCAAGCGCCTCAATACCTGTGATAATAATTGGTACAGCATCAGTAGCAGGGAGCTTAAAGCCAGAGCGCTTGAGCAACAGGTTAGCATAAGGTAACTGACCTGATACAGCAATCTGAGAATAGGTTCCACCTAATGATGTCTCCAGCTCCATTGCATCCATACGCAGCTCATAGGTTGTCACTCGCTCTGCATCCCTGCGGTTAGCAGATGCCAGAAGGAATGCCTGACCTAGTCGCTTAGAGTATGTTTCAAGAACTGATAAGACTGTCTGGTAGTCGCCATACTTCTCTAGCTGTACAACACTTACATCACCTTCCTCACCCCATACATAATCACCTGTTTCGGCTTTAGCATGTGCAGTTGGTGAAGTGGCTGAACCACGCTTGACGAGGAACTTAACCTCTGACATAAGCGCACAGCCTTTAGCAACAGCTTTAGACAGGAAAGCATAAGTGAACAAATCACCGTAGCAAGATTCTACCAAGCCACGGCCATAGTCCTCACCATACAGACGCTCCCAAGTTAGAACGATGAATGGTGACCCCTCAGGCTTGACTCGGTATTCCTTACCTATTGTGGTATCCACAGCTTCCTGAGTGATGACATACATGCTGCCATCCCACTTAGCCTGTGTGTACAGCTCAACAGTATCATCTTGCTTAAGATTAAATCTCTTAGCCTTGATAATAGCTTGAACAGCTGGAGGGAACTCACTTAGGCACTTGACCTCCTCCAGAATCATCTGAGTTACACGTCCAGTCTTTGAACGCTTAACTACATACTTATCCATTGGATAGCATACAAGGCTGTCATTAACTGGTGCATAGAGCATAGCGTTGCCAGCTACTATTAAATGCTTAGCAGCTTGCGTCCATGCGATGCGACCTTGGATTTGCTCATGCAGCAACCTAGCTTTGTTCTCTGCTCTAGCCATAATGCTGAGCAAGTCAACATCACTTGTGCCAGCATCATATAGAGCCTGCTTAGCTTCATCTGTGAACTCTAGCTTAAAGAAGGAACGCTGTGGCGGGAACCAAGTCATAACCAACTTGTTAGCCAGATGGTTAACACCCTGCGCACCCAAGCTCTGCCAGCTATTCTGAGTGTATGCATCACCTTGGTCATTACTCTGGTCTTCAGTGAACAGAGCAGGCAAGGTAATCTTTGCATACATCTTTGCTCGTGAAAGCTGTGTCTCCCTCTTAGCTGAGAGGGTTTTGTATCGCTCAGCTAGGGTTGACTTTGGCTTGCCAGATTCTTCCTTAACCTTCATGCGATTGTTCATATAAGGAACATCACCACCCTTAGTGATGATAGGGCTATACCCTCTCATAAGCCCTCCTTAGACTGCTAAGCCAGCACCACTGCCACCAGCGTTTGCACCGCTCATAGCACCACTTGGGCGCATAAGAGCACGTTTACCTTTCTTAGTTGTATCTTGGCTGGCTTCATCCCCCAGCTGTACGTCCTCAGGCTCAACATCAACCTGACGCTCAGGCTTAGCAGCTGGCGGGTTGTATGCTGGAACCTTAGGTTTACTCATGCTCATGTAACCTCCTTAGAATACATATAGCCTACTTTGCGGAATCCTAATCTTTCAAACAGCTTACAGGTAGTTTCTGTTTCAATACCTGATGCTGTACTAAGGCACACTTCCTTTGCGCCCACTGACTTAGCCCACTTGAGCCAGTCATCTATCAGCAGCCTACCATAACCCCTGAAGTCCTTATTAACAAAGATGATAATGTCCTGTGCAACTAATGTCGCTCT